CTTAGGGTTTATCCCGCTCCGAAACCGAAGTTTCTTCTAGGGACCCTCTTTAAATGAAAGACGGCAGGCGCCCGTGGCAAGCCTACCATATTTTATTGCTATTAAGAAGCGGCCACTCTCTAAGATCTTTCATGGAATCTAACCATGATCAGGTCTTTAAGATCCTCTCACACTTGTGAGTAAAGAGTCAATAGACTACCTAGGCTACTAGGATATATCCATTTGGCGTGACAATAATGTCACACCACCACATTCCGATAACGTTCGTCTAACACCTATAATGGTTCTACAAGTTTGGTCACCAAAACTTAGTCCCAATTATATGGCTCAAATCCGACCCGTCCAGGATCAGATAAGAGAGAGGTATATTCAAATAATCCTCTTTCTTCTCAATCACTCTTGGTTACCATCTAACCAGCTTACAAATACTTCACTTCACAGTGAAGTAGCTGAAGATGTCTCGACATACTCCAATACATAACAGTCAATTTGATTCACATCAAAATGTGTGACAAATAAACTAGAAATGTAGGAAGTGTAGGATGATACCGATGTATAAACATCAGGTATTAACCCATGAAGAGAAACGGTAAGAAAAAGACAACCGAGAAGGAAGATTAAGAATCATAGAATCAAACTATTAGATGATTTTTCAACAGGAACATCCTTTACAGGATATTATCTGGAGGAAAGAAATCTATATAGGGTGGATTTGGAGTTAGAGGAAAAAACTTAAAATTATACAAATAAGTACAATTGAAATTAATCCTCCAATCAAAAAATCATACCAATTTCTAGGATTAGACAAGAATAACCAAGTTCTTCGTAAATAAAACGAAAAACTACGGCGATTTGAAGTCAATCTTAATCACCATAAATGGAGAACGCCTTGACTAGCCTTGGAACTAGTGACCCTCACAGTATCTCTTCTATTTTTAGTTTCATAAGAAGGGGGTAGAGCAGCCCCAAACTTAGAAACCTGAACAGAATCTGATACAGGAACGGCCAAATCTAATGGTTTCTGTGGACCATCTGTTAATCAATTAACAGAAGGTCTTCCAGACATTCGCTCAGTCGAAGATAATTTAACATTATTAAATCGACTAGCCAATGAAGACTTATTGGGAACAGGAAATTCACTAAGATCGGATTGTAAAGTCCGAGTCTTAGGAGGAATATATCCTGAGGACCCACCACCCGTCTGAGATTTTTCATCACGAGGTCCATCAAAAAATACTCAAGAAGATTCAAGAGCTAATTTTTGATTAAAAGGATCGTCTCTAAAACCTGATTTTATTGATTTCTCAATAAACTGAAGGTATTTAAAGGCGTCTTTTACGATACTACTACCTCTTTCCTTAACAAGGAAAGGTCGTAGATCGGAAGCTGCGGACTCCACTTCGTCTAATCATTTAAGCAGTAAACCTAAAGAATATTTCGATAGGGAAACTGATGAATAAAAAGACATAGTGAGAAAAGGATTAGCCAAATTGTCATCCAGTTTTCGGATCCAACAGTCTCAAGAAAAGAGACCAGGACCAGTCAACCTAGGGATAACAGGCTCCTCTTTTTCAAAGTCGTCAAGATTATAACCCGGAATATTATTCCGTCTTATAAAATCTTCGGCTCTATCTAAACCAGTCAAATTAGGATCATAACTTAAATCCCTTTTCGTTGAAAAAGAATAAGATGATTCAATAACTGGTTCCTCCTCCTTAGGATATTTTGGGATTGAATCAATCAAGCCTAACCTTAAGAGAATAGTGAGTTTAAAACGTCAACGGTCCTCGATAGAGAAAGATTTACAAATCTTCTGTATACGACGGACCAAGTACGCTTTATACCAAGTTGACTCAAACATATAAGAATGAGACCAACGAGGTTCTAGATCATCAACCGGAAGTCTTCTAAGAAGACGAAGGCTGACATCTATAGCCCACTTAGAAGGGAAGTTAACAAGAGTTAATCTCCCCTTCTTCATAAGGGTAGAACGAGAATTCCTCATTTCCCTTAATAACCAATCATAAGGAATCTTTCCAGAAGAAATAGCCAAGGATATTAGCCCTAAAAGGGCAAATTGATCCAATGGTAACTTCTTTATAGTCCGTCGAGTTCTTTTCATGATAGTACGAAAACTGGGGATAAAATAATCCTTAATTCTAGTACTTCATCATGCAAATATACTCAGACGGCCTTTAAATGTATCCTGATTAAGGAACATTCTGAAAGATAAAGGAGAAACATCCTCCCCCTTCAAGGAAGTTCGCTTAGCGAACTCAACTGTAGGAGGGGAAGCATGAGAAATTACGCTCTTAGCCATATTAAGTTCAACCCCGTAAAGGGTCATAACTTCAACATACTTAGAAGCTAATGAGGGATCAAAGATGACTATATCGTCACCAAGAACCTCATAAGCTTCAGTTCAACTATTATTACCGATAAGTCGGTTACAATATTGAACTATAGCATGATGACTAAGGGCCAACATTCCTCATGAAGATAGGGCTCCCATTGGCTGGCCAACAGAATAGAATAACACTCCAGGGTCTAATTCATACTTATTTCGAGGAATACGATATTCCCGAGCAGTAAGAATGAAACCCCAAAGACTACCTAAGTAGTCACCGATCTTTCCAGACAACAACTGTATCTGGATAGAAAGGGGTAATCTATCTGTAGCCGCTGACAAATCAAAACCATAACTATGACCATATTTTTCAGCCTTGGACAAAGCTCTTTGAAAAGCTTCTCCTTGGTTAAAAGTGGCATCGTTAGGAAATGATTTCAACAGGGAGAAAATAGAGTCATGCAAAGGTTTGAAAATTGATTGAGTTCAAGAATCAACCATAGCAAAAACTCTTAATTTCCCAGCTGCCTCTTCTTTAAAACTCAACCTTCCTAAATAGGGATCAGGTCTAAGACCTTTCATCCCCATTGGGAAAGGGTCAGAAGTGATTTTCTCATAACTTTTCGCTAAGGCTGAGTTTTCAAACTTGAATCCAATTCGAGTTGAGAAAACATCATCACCATTAGTATTAAGTAATGAGGCGAGTTGTGAAGACGAATAAATTTTATTTGTCTTTCTATCTCGTCAAGTCACTGAGACCTTTGACACATTAAGTGGCATAGTTGACACACCTAACAGTCTTTCTAATTCAGAATTTCCAGACACCCTCAACCACTCTGAAATCAGAGTGAATTGAGTAGGATGTCTTCTGATGAGTCAGGCATCATATGCCCAACCCCATCAGGAGAAAACTGAATTAGTAGATGAAGAGGTCTGAAGAGGAAGCAAACCCACTTGACGTCCTTTCTTGCCCTTAAGATTAAAAGGTTGGCTTCGAATAAGTTTTCAGAAATCATTTCTGAAAAAACCCAAAGACCCAACAATAAAATCTTCAGAGCCCTTATAACTGTCTGTTATTGTGGATATCTTCGCCTTAACAGGCGCCGATATAACACGATACAGACTAAATAAGGTTAAATAGAATTGGACTACAGATAACGACTTGCTTAAAATAGCACGTCTATCTCTAGTTCCAATAATATTAGGAAGACCACTAGTGGAGAG